GATAATATCACCACTGTGTTTTTCAACTTCGGGATTAGCAATTCCCTTAACAAAACTCATACCTAAGTTGTATGTTCTACTATTTATTGATGTAGAAAGACCTGGTGATAGAGCAGTACCAAAGTTAGTATCTATATTTAAGTTACTAGATCCACCAAAAATAGTAGTTCCAGCACCAGTTGTAGGATCTGCATTAAATCCAAATAGATTATATCCGTAAGTTGGTGCATTTCCGTCAGTAGAAATAGCAAGTCTTCTGTCTTGCCAATATTTAAGAACTCCAGTTGTAGAATCCCAATTAACAACCCTACCAACAGCAGTAGAACCAACTCCAATTCTTTGAGTTATTTCAGAATCTGTTGTAAATGTAGTAGTAGTTGCACCAGCACCTGTTAATTTTAGAGCGTAAACAGCACTAGCTTTTGAAGTTGTTAATTTATTTGTTGATCCATATGCATATGGATCTTTAACAAGACCAACTCTAGCGAATTGGTTACCTGTAATAAAATCTGGATTTGATGTATCATTCTCAAGACGAGAATATATCAAAACACGATTTGCACCCAATTCTCGATATATATCAGCACCATGACCATCTTGAGGTGGAATAATAACATTAAATCCAGCATCAGTAGAACCTGATGGATTGGTAAGACCAACTTGTTCTAAATTAACACTTCCAAATGTATAATCAGAACCACCATTAGTAACCTCAACAGAATCTATTTTACCAGCAGCATTTACAACAACAGAACATTTAGCACCACTACCGTCTCCTTCAATAGGAACATTGTTATAAGTTGCAGCAGTACCATAACCAACACCACGATTTGTAATAGTTACGATTTTAAGTTGTCCACTAGTAGAAGCATTATCTCTTACCGCAGCAACAGAAGTACTTGATGACCAATCAGAAGGTAAAGGAATAAAACTTGTTGAATCAAATTTTATAAGATTATTTGGATTAATAGTAAAAAGATATTTCCAAATATATCCATCTCCAGAACCACCAGCAGATCTTGGTTCTAAATCTGTAAATAAAGGTTCATCAAGAGAAGGTCTACCATTACTGTTTTCTGGATTAGTTCCATTCTGCAAACAAATATAGACTCTATAATCTTGATTCATTACATAATAATTCGTATCATATAAATTCGTCGAACTTGTTTGAGGAGATAAATTTGAACGTGAATAATCATCACGATACATCTCATATG